TGGGACATCTCGCTGGGCGACGACACTGCAGCGGCCAAGCGGCGGAGCGACAAGCTGATCGGCGCCGGTGATCAGCTGCAGCTGCGCTCTCACATCCAGGAGGCGGCCCGGCTGGCCCGGCATCACGGCGGCGCGGCCGTGATCATGATCTGCGATGACGGCTACACCCCGCTGGATGAGTCGATCAACTGGAAGCAGCTGAGAGCCATTCGGGGGCTCTACCCGATGGATCGCTGGCGGCTGTGGCCAGCACCTGGCTATTCCGGGATCGGGATGCCTGAGAAGTACCAGTTCAACGTCAACCAGGACGCGGACCTCAAGCGTGCCGGGATCGATGCCGCAACGGTCACCATCCACGCCAGCAGGCTGCTGCGCATCGAAGGCGAGCCGGTGCCCTGGCGCCTGAAGCCACACTTCCAGTGGTGGGGTTGCAGCTGCCTGCAGGTGCTCTGGGACATCTTCAAGCGGTTCGAGACCGGCATGGTCTCCGCTGCTGATATCCTCCACGACTTCGATCTGGTCACACACACCATCCCGGGCCTGAAGTCGATGCTGGGGGCTGGGCAGGAGGGCGTGCTGCGCCAGCGGCTCGAGGTGAACGCCATGGCCCGCAGCGTCTACGGGGCCTACATCCTGGGGGACGGGGAGGAGTTGAAGAACTTCACCCGCACCGCCGCCGGGATCAGCGACATCCTCGATCGACTGCGTGATCAGATCACCGGGGCCACCAGGATCCCCCACACAAAGCTCTGGGGGGAGAGCCCATCAGGGCTGGGGGCCACCGGCCGCAGTGAAGATCGGTCACTCGCGGCTGATGTGGCGACCTGGCAGGAAGATCACCTGCAGGGGCCCCTGCGGCAGTTCTACGGCACGCTGATGCGCTGCAAGGAGGGTCCGTGGTCGGGCGATCCCCCGGATGAATGGCGGGTGGGGTTCAGGCCCACCTTCACCATGACCGATGACGAGAGGGCAGATCTGATGGGCAAGATGGCTACAGCCGATGCGGCCTACATCAATGCCCAGGTGCTCAAGCCCAACGAGGTGGCCCTGGCACGCTTCGGGCGGGCGGATTACAGCCTCGACACAACCCTGATCGATCGGGAGTCTGATGGGTCAATCCCCCAGGAGGAGCAAGACCCTGGCCAGATCAGCTTTGGGGGTGACTTGGCGCCGCCTGATCCCAACGCACCGGGCGACGCTGCTGCAGGAGAGCAGCCTGGTGGGCCACAACAACAGCAGCAGCCGGGCGCTGGTGGTGACCCGGGACAGGCGCCGCCGGCCGCAGGGCCGCCCCCCCGACAGGACGCCGCAGAGGGGGCCTGCTGTGAATCCTGCGCCGCCGGCAAGGAATGCGAAGAAAACTGCCCCGCCAAGGGGGGCTGTGGTGATGAGGACGATCCGGAGGAGCACGAGGACGGTGGGGATGATCCCTCCAAGCACAAGCACCCCGACAAGGTGGGGCAGGTGATGCACCGCTGGAAGCACGGCACCCTCCACAGCGGCACCGGTGTGAAAGGCGAGCACCGCGGGGAGGTAGATCACCCCACAGGGCGAGATCAGGCCATCGCCATTGCCCTCTCCATCGCCGGCAAGAACAAGCGGCCCAGGGGCCAGGGCCGCCGCCGCAATGTCCGGGCTGATGCCCTGATCACCCCAGGCCGCCAGGTGATCGCCGGCGTGCCCGTTGATGTGCGGGAGGACGGCACCGGCCAGCTGGTGGGCCCCTACGGGGTGAGCACCGCCATCGAAGCCGCCATCGGCCTTGATGATCGTGGGATCTGGGAGGTGACGGGCCCACAGGGGAGCGCCATCCTGCTCGGCGTCGAGGCCCGGGAGGATGCCGCGGCCCTCGCCGGTGACGGCCGGCAGGTGCGGCCCATCGATGCGCTGGACCTTGCCGCCATGGGCGTCAGGTGTGACTGCTACGGGGATCCCTGATGACCCAGCGCCAGCAGGAGCTGGCCCAGGAGCTGACCGACCAGCTGCGGGGCCTGGAGGACAAGGCCATAGGGCGGATCGGGCGGATCTGGCAGCAGGCCCTGCGAAACACCATTGAGCAGGTGCGGCAGAAGCTGGATCGCTTCGCGGAGCAGCCGGAGTATGACCCGGAGACCACACCAGGCGCGTTCCTTGGCTCCACCCCTGACGGCCCGGTGCCGATCACCCCGGACCAGAAGAACCTGGCCGCCATCGGGCTCGAGGGGCCCCTGCTCCAGGATCTGCGCTTCACGCTGTCCCAGCTGCCGCTCTCACCCCGCCAGGTGGCCACCATCGATGGGGAACTGAGCCGCCTGTTTGATCAGGCCCAGGACTTGGGCACCGAGTACGCCCTGGAGCTCACCAGGGCAGGACTGGAGCCGGCGCTGGAATTTGTGGTCTCCCCCCCGAACCGGCCGCCGAGCCCATGGCCCGATCGTGAATACCGGGAGGGGCAGCGCTTCACACAGCTGTTCGACATGGCGGGGTCGATCGCCGCCGCCCAGCGGGACTTCCGCAGCCTGAGCGAGAACTACCGGCGGCAGCGGAATGCAACCACTGACGCCCATGTGAAGGCGAGCAAGAACTACTACTACAAGTGGTGGCGGCAGTGGGGCGAGAGCGTGAGCTTCGAGACCGCCACGCAGATGGCGGCGGGGCCCGATCCAAGGGTTCTGAAGAAACGGCTCGAGGAGCGGCTGCCGACCATCAACGATGCGTTCAGGAACCGTGCCGAGGTGGTGGCCCGCACCGAGACGCTGATGGCTTCTGGCGAGGCCCAGGAGCGCACCTACCGGGCGCTGCGGGTGGGCTTCGTGCAGTGGGAGGCCACGGAGGATGAACGGGTCTGTGAGTGGTGTGCACCCAGGGCTGGCTGCATCTACTGGCTGGGGTCCGTCAAGGCCCCGATCCACCCTCAGTGCGTGCTAGGCGAGACCCAGGTATCGCCCGGTGTGCTGATCGCGGCGACTCGTGGCGTCTACAGCGGGGATGTCGTGACCATAACTACGGGCGCGGGGCACAGCCTCTCCTGTACCAAAAACCATCTGGTGCTGACCGAGCATGGATGGATTCCGGCCCACCTGATCCATCAAGGAATGAAGGTGGCGGGCCAAGCCAGAGAAGTCTGTCCCGCTGGCACAGTGCCAGACCTCCACCAGCAGCCAGCCCGCGCCAAGGATCTCTTCAATGCGCTTGCCACGACGAGCCCAATGGCGGCCGGATGCGTGCCACCCGCCGCCATGCACTTCCACGGCGATGGAAGAAGTCTTCAGGGCCAGATCGATGTTGTATGGGCCAACCGGGAACTGATGGACTGGCTCAATGCCAGCTGCAAAAAGGGCTGCCGCGACCTCGATTTCGAGCTGACTGATGCCGAGCTGCCTCTCCCATCTGGTCTGAGCCCCCACGACCTTGCTTTGGTAGCTCTTCATTCGGCCGCGAGTGGCTTCGTTGGCCGCCGAGACTTGGCGGCTGCGCTGCTCATCGGTCATCTGGGACCACTTGAGGAGCTCAGCCTCCTGTCTTCCGCGTGGCGAGACTCCGGCTTCGATGAGCCTCTGGCGAATCACAGGGCGACTGATGCCAGTCTCCTGAGCGAGCTTATTGACGCTCGCCCCTGCGGCATAGCGCTGGACGATGTAATCGATGTCAAGATTGAGGCGAGGCATGATGTGGAGGTTTTCGATTTTTCGACAGTCTCGGGTGCTTACATCGCAGATGGAATTGTTACTCACAACTGCCGATGCAATCCGGTGCCAATCACGCTTGAGAGCCTGGTGATCCAGAACGCCATGGCGAGCAAGGCGGCAGAGCAATGGGAACAGCAGGCGCAGAAACTGGCCGCCGACACCGCCCAGCAGTACCAGGCCGCCAACGGCATCAGGACCATGAAGCCGGTTGGTGGCCCGGGGGAATCCAGGGGTGAGCGGGACTACCCGCTGATGGAGCGCACCTCACTGCCCCAGACCAAGCGGCGCGAGGCCCTGCCGGGCACAGATACGGTGAATGCAGCAGCAGCGGCATGGCCCAGGGGGACGCCGGTGTGGTGCCCCCGCAGGGGCTGGCTGGATCCTGCTGCACGACAGGCCTATGAGGCCATTCAGTCAGAAGTGGCTGATCTCTGATCAGATGGGATGGGGGATACCCCGTAGAGCTGGTCAGGGGTAACTGGGATGTCCGCAAATGAAAGCCCTTCAACTGGTGATAACTCAGGGCAACACATTTCCCCTCCGCCCTCAGCCGAGGGTGCCTCCAATGCCTCAGCACTACGTGGCAAAGGCTGCCTTCACCTATCGAAATTCCGACGACAAGCCACTTGTCATCAGACAAGGCTTGAGGCCGCGGGCCAACTGCCGAGGATCCTCGGTAGTTGCGGCAGAACTCCCAATTTGGAGATCGCTGGGAGGTGATTGGGAGTTAGCCTGGCGGAGCATTGAGGCCACCAGGGAGTTCCCCTCCCTTGCAGCGTCGTCAGGCGTGACAGATGCAGTCCAGGTCATGGTGTGAGTGCGCCTTCGAGGCGTGAGTTAGGTGATGGGGTGCTGCTCAAGCCACGACAAGCAAGGCCAGCTGGCCGTTGTTGGCCTCGATGCGATGCAATCGCAGGCGCTCTGCTCGCTCGGTGTCCACCTCGAGCAACAGATCAAGCAGCTCACGACAGCTCACCTCCACATCGCGCCGGCTGTTTAACGGCCAATCAATCAAAGCGTCGTCATCCAGATCATTTTGCTCCTCTGCATACTCCGGGGTAATGGCCACGGTGCGCCCTGCTTGTGGGCTGTCCATGTCCAGATCAAGGATGTCGAAGCTGGTGTGTCTTTCAGCCAGCCGCATGGCGTGGATGCGATCCTTTGCCATCACCAGCCGGCGGCACTCGGCAGTGGCTTCCACCGTCACGGTGACATCAAACAGTTCGTAGTCAGGAGGGATGAGTGGGTCCATGTGACATGTGGGATGAGATGTAATGAATGGGGTTCAGCTGGCGTAGGCCCAGGCTGAACCGGCCAGCAGCAGCCGGCCGTTGCTGCGGATCGATCGGATGACGCCCCACCGGTTGGTGCCGTGCACCGCCGCGGCGTGGTTGATCGAGGGGTAACGGCGGCCCGTGGCGAGCATCACTACCGGTTTCCTGATGCCGTAGTTGGGGCGTTTCCCAGCAAGCCGCTCAGCCCTGGTTGTTAGCAGCCAATCCACCAAGGCGTGGTCTTCCAGCAGGGTCCAGAGGCCATCACGATCGCCACGGTCAAAAGCGTGGGGGCGAGCCTTGGCCATCTTTCGCAG